CAGCTCGGCGCCGAGCTGCGCGAACTGCATCGCTCCGCTGGCGATGCCACCGGCCACGCCAAATGCCATGCCGCCGGCGGCACGGATGTCGGCAGCACCGGCGGTCATGCTGGCCAACTTCTGGTAGGTCGACTTGTTGCGCCATTCGTCCAGCGCTTTTTTCTTTTCGGCGGCTTTTCCCTCGGCGCGGATGTCGGCCTCGATCTGCCGCGAAGTCATGCTCATGCGCCGAGCCTTGGTTTTTTCGTCGGCAAACAGCTTGTCTCTTTCCAAGGAGTTCATGCCGGCAAGCTGCTTTTTGCGCGCCTCGTCGGCGGCCGCCTGCTGCTTTTTCTGCGCTTGAGCCTCCTGATAGGCGCGAATCTGTGGCGCTGACATGGCGCCAAGCATCTTCTTTTCGCGCTCGGCTGCCTTGAACTGCTCCCGCTCAAGCGCGTTCATCCCGCGCAGCTTTTCCTTGAACGCAGAAAACGCCGACTCCTTCTTGTCTCTGGCCTGCTGTTCAACCTTGGCTTTTTTCTCGGCCTCAGCTTCAGCCTTGATCTGCTCCGCAGTCATCCCCATAAGCCGAGCCTTCTTGCGCTCAGCGATCTTGTATTCCTCGCGCTCCAGCGCGTTCATGCCAGCCAGTCTGGCTTTCAGTGCGTTGTAGGAGTCTTCTTTTTGAATCGCCTCGGCGCTCATTCCCATGCGGCGCTGCTTCGTTTCCCGCGCCAGGATGGCCTGTTGGCGCTCTAGAGCATTCATCGACTCCAAGCGCTTCTCAAACGCTTTCTGCTCGGCGTTGGCGCGCCTTTGCTTGATGGCAAGATCATCGATTTCTTGGCCGGTTTTCTCGACATTGTCAGCAAGCTTTGCAAGGCCAGAGATCGCCTCGTCGCCGTCCCATCCCATGGCCAGTGATGTGCGGATGATGCTAGCCACGCCTGACCTCCGCACCACTAGCCAGCAGGATTGCTCGCGCCTGCTCGGGACTCATCTCCCTCGTCGAGGACTCCTCGCCGTAGCGCGGCAGGAAGTCCGACATTGAGACATCCTTGGCCCACGGCGCCGTCGCGGCCCACGCCGCTGTCGCCGCCTGGATGTCGCCGCGAACCTGACCCCATGGATCGACCGACATGAGCGCCATCCACTCGGCCAGCTCGCTCGCGCTCATCCGCTCACCTAGCTCGGCGACCGTACAGCCGAGATGTCCGGCCAGGGCGAACATCAAGCGGCGGGTCGGTCGCTCGCGGAGTTTTTTTCCAGCGCGTCCACATCGTCCTTGGTCATGCGGTTGAGCTTGAGCGCTCTTTCCCACAAACGGTCGGCGATGCCGGCAGGCAGCGAGCTGAGCTGCTGAATATCTGCATCCCCAAATAACCTGACACCCTGCTCATCGCACAGCGACAGGCTCAGCAGCTTGGCTCGAACATCCCGCCACTTGGCCATTCCCTTGGCTTCGATCGAGGCTCCCTCGTAGAGGTCGCGCTCGCCAGCGGTCAGCTCGCGCAGGTGGACCGCGTCTCCCCACTCGGGAACATCGACACGCTCCACTCGCACCTTGGCCCTGGACAGGATGTCCGCCTTACTCAGTCCCATCAATCGCTCCTTACAGCGCCGCGCTGGATATCGTCAGGGTTACGGTGTACTTCAGCGTGTCGTCGCCTGCGGCGATGGTCGGCGTCGTCACATCCGTGATAAACCCGGTGAACGAAAACAGCGTGTCAATCGCCGATCCGATAAAGTCCACAGTTACCACGCTCTTAATTTTGTTAGTAAGCCGAGTCCGTAACGCCGTGAGCTGGTTGGTAGCCGTGGCGGTGTCGTCAAGGAAAAATTCAAACTGCACGGTGCCTGGATCAATCCGAGCCGGAAACTTTATCAAGGTGCTGTCGGCGAGTCCGGTCTGGTCGCTGGTGGCGACCGTGGCGCTGTTGCTTCCAATAGACACCAGATTGTCCAACGAACTCGAGGCGCCCGTGGTCTCGACTCCTGACACCAGCGTGATCGACGCAATGGACGCATTAGCGCCCGCAGCCAAAACCTTAGCCATTATCCACCCTCCATAGTGCCGACGATTGTGAGCGTCGTCAGGCGTGCCTGTTCGTCCGAGCCGTCGGTGTAAGCCTGCGACTCGTCCGACTCGTTCTCAATTCTCCAATGGTGAACAATGGTGTTCCCGATTGTCTGCCGCGCCGGAGACTCTTGGATCCGCGCCTTGATCCAATCGGCCGACGTTTGGGCCACGCTTCGAGTCATGGCCACTATGGTCATATCGACGACCTCGGTGCTGACCGCAGGGGTGCCGTCAAGGTGCATCACCCGCGTGCGACTCGATCCGGTCGTCACTGCAAACGGCAACGACGATCCCTGCGGCGCCTGCTCGGGATGTATGCCGCCAGGCAAATTGGCCGCGTAGCCGGTCTGGCCGGACAGGTAGTCGCGGAGCACCTTGCCGAGCAGGCTCATTTCTCCAGCTCCCTCATAACGGCATCGACGGTGATCGGCTCGATCTGCGGATTGACTTCGTTGAGCGCTCGCTGCAGGAACGGCCTGCCTTGGACCACGACGCGCTTGCCGGTGCCCCAGATCTTGGCCGCGAATCCGTTCTCAACAAGGTGCGTGTACTTGCCGGGATTAACGCGGACCATGACATTCCGCTGCGCTTGCACGGTCTTTTTGGGTTTGTAGTACGCCATGAATGCCATGGCATACATGCGGCGACGAGGACCGACCACGGAGTAGATCGAGCCGGTCCTCTTGTTGACGCCGATGCGGTAGCCAATGGATTTCTTGAGCTGGCCGCTGGCTCCGTACACCGGCATCTTGCCGTCCTGCGTGTACACGAACTTGCGGAGCTGCGGAGCCTTTTGCCTGGCCGCCGCGACCGCAATAGGCGACACTTTCCGCGCCGCTGTCTTGAGCGCCGCCTTGAGCTTGTTCGGACCAATTGACTTGAGAAACGCCAGCGCGTTGCTCAAGCCGGTCAGCTTGGCGGCGGCCCTGCTGCTCTGGCTGTTAAACCGGACCGCCATTACGCACCCGTCCTTTCGGTGGCGGTAATTTCCAGCCAGCGGTTGCGCTCATCGAGGTTGCGCACGAACTGAAAATTAAACTGCCTGGAATTGAATAGCGCTCGATGCGTTGCCGCCACATCGCTGCGGTAGCGGATGGTTATCGTGTGCGTCTGCTGCACCTGCATCGCCTCGGCGATCGTGTTTTCTTGGCCGCTGGCCGGGACCACCGAGGCGTAGACCGTGGCGTAGGTGGTCCACGACCGCGTCGCTTGGCCGTAGGCGTCGATCGTGTCGACAGGCGACTGCAGCTCGATGCGTTTGCGCAGCTCGCCAATGAGAGTCACTGGTAGTCACCCATCTGGTACAGGCGCAGGATTGAGTCGACGGCCAGCGGTATCTCCGTGGCAATTGTTCCTGTCACCACCGCCTCGCGGTGTTCATACCAGTGCGCTGCCAGCAACTGGATTGCCGTCTGGAGCAGCGGCGGACACGCGGCGGCATTAGTGCCGTAGCCGACCACGAAGTCCACCTCGACGGCATTGCTGCGCCCTGGTTGAGTATGCGGCCAGTAGGTCATTGGCGGCAGTTGCAGGCGCGGAGGATTGCTGTCGAGGTCGTGGATGTAGTCGGTGTCCTTGATCAGGGTGGTAAGCGTCCCGGCGCTGTTGAAGTAGCGCACCCTCGGCATGTCGTAGGCGTAGCCGTCGGCAGTCGTGACATACACGGCAGGACCACGCGGTAGCTCTACCGGCGCTCCGACATAGGTGTCGAAGTTGTAACGCCATGTGCGGCGCATGGTCTCGTATGGAGCGTTGAAAAACTTTGGCTGCTCGAGCGGACCACCAGGGAAGGTGTCCAGCATCATGCGCCAGGTGGTGCGCACCAGAGAGCGGCGGATGTACCGCTCGACATGATCACGAGCTGCCGAGATAAGTCCGGATATGAGCGTGTCATCGCTTGAATGATCGACGCGGAGCCAGCTCTTGGCCGACGCCAAGGTCACTGGCTCCGCTGCGGGTGGCGTGAGAACGGAGAGCGCCACGATTACCTCCGTTCCTTGGACTTGCTCCTCTTGGCTTCTCCGGACTCAGCCTCAGCCTCGGCCGGCACAGGGATGGCGTATTCGGCCTCGATCAGGCGCTTGCCTTCGGCCGCGTCAACCTCGATCAGGTCGCCCGGTCGCCAGGCGAGCGTGTCACTCGCCAGGCCGACCAGCAGTTGCACTTTCATCTCAGTCCCTCCTCGGGATTAGGCCTGAGTAAGCAGCTTGATGGCGGCGCTGGTTAGCACCTTGCTGTCGCACCGCTGGAACGCAGTGAACGCCACTTGACCGTATTCGGCGTACCTCTCATCCATCCTGACGACCTGGATGTCCAGCGCGTCGCGGATGATAAACTTCTTGAAGTCGCCGAACAGCACGGTCTTGTTTGTCGTCGCGATCGTGCTGGCCATCGAGTTGTTGATGAGCACCGGGTAGCCGAACAGTCGGTTTGGCTCGCCGACGATGTAGCTCTCGGTGAACACGGGACGACCCTGGCCGTCGAGCAGCTTCCGCACCGCAAGCAGCACATTGTCGTGCATCATGAACGCCGCATCGGGACGATACGCCCGATCCAGCGAATGCACCAGATTCAGCAGGTCGTTGGGCGCAATGGCTGCGGCGGCGGCGGAGGTGGCGCCAGCCGAGGCACCCGTCACCAGGCCTTGCGGCTGCGAGGCGCCGGTGCCGGTGGCGAAGTGATCGGCTTGGATGCGGCCGAGTCGCTCGCCAAGCAGGTCACCCAAGAGGGTCGGGATGTCGACGATCGAGTCCTGCATGAGCTCGACCGAGACATTGACCAGCTTGGAGCTGTACTTGTACGAGTTCAGCGTGACCTTGCCGAAAGTGACATCCTGCGAGTTGAACGCGGTGTTCTCGGCGATAATCTCACCCTTCTGGGTGGTGTCATTTACCGTCGGGATGTCGTAGGGGTTGCCGGTGCTGGTGCGGATCACCTGCGCGTACTCGCGGACATTCGCGAAGTACAGGAGCTGCTTTTCCAGCGCGTCGGACAGCGTGGTCGGAACCAAGTGGCCGCCGGCGGTCGTGGTGCCGACGGATTGAGCGCGCTGCTCGATTTCCTTGACCGAACGAGGAGCGGTCGCGTGCAGCGCCACGGACAACGAGCGAGTGTTAAGGTTGAACCCGATCCGCTCAGCGGCGGCGGAATGAGCATCGGTGCAGAGGCCGGACGGCTGGAGCATCCACCCGCGCAACGCCATGCTGCGGTCTTCCTTGGCCTTGCGGTCGTTCAGGTCCGACACATAGGCCGGAGTTTCGATCGGAGCAGGAGCGCTGCGTCGGCGCTCACCGGAAGTGCGCCGCAAGATCGACAAACGAGACTCGAGGTTGTCGAGCCTCAAGCTGTTTTGGCCGACAGCAGGAGCCGCGACAGCATCAGCCTCGTCGGCGTCGTGGTGGTCGTCGCCGGCGACTTCGGCTTCGAGAGCGGCCACGCGGCCGTCGAGCTCGACCACCTTGGCGGTGAGAGCGTCCCAGTCCGCCTGCTCGTCAGGGGTGAGCTCGCGCTTGTTGAGGGACTCGAGCTGCGAGACGAGGAGGCCGCGCTCCTCGATCAGCTTGTCGATCTGCTGAGTACGGTTCATGCGAACCTCCGTTTAAGGGTTAAATACTGCTGCCACTACTAACATCCGAGAGTCACGATCGGCGACCGCGCCGTTTGATTTGCTCGAGGCGCCAGGCGCGCGCTTGCTGGCATCGAGCCGAGTAATGGAACGAGGAGGCGCGCAGCGATCGCAGTGCCACTGCTGTGTCCGGATAGGCCGGCATGGCGACGATTGAGACTTCGTGGAGATCCACATCCTTCAGCGTGCGCAAGCGGCCGCCGCCCTCGGCTGTCCCCCATGAGTCGCCACCGCCGGCCACGGTGAACCCAAACGACATCTGCGACACATCGCCGCGCTTTAGCAGCTCGCGCAGGTCGTTGGCATAACTGGTATTTGGCAGGTCGATCTCGACCATCAACCCGCGCTGATCGCTCGACAGGCGCAGCGTGCCGGCGCTCAGCCGGCCGATCACCATGGAGTCGTCGTGGCCGACCAGCGCGCGGACATCAGCTCCGGACTTGAGCGACCGCATGAACGCCGAGGGATCGATCACCTCGCGGAACCCTCCGAGGTCTTCAGACATCGGACCGTAGACTGCGGCATAGCCGACAGCCGTGTTTCCATTCGTGCTGATCGAGCCGCCAGCGCGTCGCTCCATGCTCATGGTTGCGCCTCCTGGAATTGGCCTATTCATCGGTATCGGCTAACATGATTTGTTTGACCAACTTCGTGGCCCACGCTTCCCCGGCATCGCCTCCCCATAGAGCCCAGGCGATCCTGCCGGCTGACGGGTAGCCAGGCTCGCCGGGGCTAAACCCCTCGCCCTGTTTGTCGGCCTCATGGCGGGCAAAATATGAATACATCCTCTGGGCCGTGTCAGGCGAAACATTCCGGCCGTTGCTCAGGTCGCGAGCGCGGGCAACCCCAACTTCAGTTCCTCCCCGGCCGTATTCCTCGCGCCATGCCAAGCCCCTAGCGGCTTCCTCCCTAACGCCTTGAGGTGGCGAAAAATCAATGTGGTCATATTTTGCCGCAACGGCCCTTGCGCTCTTCGACTGGTCAATAGTCGCCAGGTCGTTGACTGCCTCGTAGATGGGAGGCTCGCCGTCCGTGGTCGGGGTGACTGCAGGAGTAACAGTACCCACGGACGGCGAGCTAGTCGGCGCGCTTGGACCCAATGGCGC